GACAGGTTAGAATGGTGTCGGCAGTGGTCAGAAGAACATAAAAAGAAAATGACCCGGAAGATGCAGAGGAAGATCAGACGGGTTCAGCACTGGTGTAACTGTAAGTTGTATGTCAAGTATGCTTGGTATGAGTTCCGTGCAATGATGAAAGGATAAGGTGAATGATTATGGAAAATAAGATTTTGGAATTATTGGAACAGAAGGGCAGCGTATCAATGAATGATGATATTTTCCCGTTGGTGGAAAAAGAATTTGAAGGTCAGGTGATTGGTGCAGAACTTTATGAACTTGCACACCAATACATATCACAGTTGTTGTATGGGGTGCATACTGCCGGGGTTGCCGTGATTGCTGTTCCTAAGTTTGTAGCGGGTCAGCAGTTTGGTCAGATGGTTGTTGCTGATGTGATTTATACAAAGGTGAATGATACACCGTATGATTTTATGCAGTAGTTGCGGTTGGTAACTGTTGGTAGCGGTTCACGGTAGCGGTTGAAAGTCTTTATTTATGCGGTTTGTAACGGTAGTAACGGTTAAATGTAATTTTCTTATTATTTTTATTATTAGTATTTTTTATGTATCTATAAAAAGTAAAAATATAGAGTATAAGAGTTTAACAGTTACCGTTACCAACCGTTACCGTCAGTATTTACAAGGCTTTCAAGACATTTTTTGTCAATTTTCAACCGTTACCAAACCGATACCAAGGAAAGGACAGGTGAAAGTGATGAATAATAAGAAATTGACTGCACGGCGGTACTTAGAGCAGATACAGGAATTTGATATTTATATCAATCAAGACTTAGAACGCCTTGAAGAAATGAAAATCAATGCTTGCAGTACAGGGGCAATAGATTATTCCAAGGATAGAGTGCAGACAAGTCCGTCAGGTGATACACTTTGCAAACAGGTAACAAATTATGTTGCTTTCAATGATAAAATCAATGCAGAAATTGACAGTTTTGCAGATGCTAAAGAACAGATCATCAAAGAAATCAGAGGTTTGCGTGATAAAAATTATGTTCAGGTGTTGTATAAAGTATATGTTCAGTACAAGACAGTGAAACAGGCATCCAAGGAAATGAAAAAGTGCTATAATTACACGGTTGAACTGCATAACAAGGCACTTGCAGCGTTTGAAAAAACTTATCAAAACTTACATTATTTGATGTAATCGGTTATAATCTGACGATTGACAAACGGGTACAAGACAATTATGATAAACTTGCAAAAACTGGGTTGCAGATAATTCTTATGAATTATCTGCAATTTATTTTTTACTGCCGATATTTGCACCCTGAAATGTAATGTTTCAGGGATTTTTTATTGCAAAAATACATGAAAGGGGTGTTGTTTGATGGCAAAAACGGCAAAATTAACTGAAAAACAGCAGCGTTTTGTTGAAGAATACCTGATTGACCTGAACGCAACACAAGCAGCCATTCGTGCGGGTTATTCGGCAAAAACAGCAGATCAGCAAGGTTCAAGGATGTTGGCAAATGTCAAGGTTCAACAGGCAATTAGTGTTGCAATGGCAGAACGCAGCAAAAGAACAGGAATCAATCAGGACAGGGTTGTTTTAGAACTTGCCCGCATTGCTTTTGTGAAGATGACAGACCTTGTTGATAGTCACGGAAGAATCAAAGACAATGCAACTGATGATGACCTTGCCTGTATCGAATCCGTGAAATATAAACAGTCTGAATCAGAAACCGGGTCAAGCGTTGAAAGGGAAGTGAAGATTTCACCAAAGCTGAAAGCACTTGAATTACTTGGTAAGCATTTGGGTATGTGGAATGACAAGATTGATGTGAATATCACACAGCCTATTGTTATCACTGGTGAAGATGCCCTTGAAGATTAGGCGGTGATCGTCTATGGTCAAGAACAGAATATCTTCACAATATGTTTTTGGGTATCAGAAGTTTATCCTGTACCCGGAAGATTACAAAGCTACAAAGTCCGGCAAGAAAAAAGTGCTGCTGCCTGAACTGGTTGGTAAGGGTTACGGTACTTTTTGGCGTTGGAAAGGTAGATATAGGGTATGCAAGGGCAGCCGTGCATCCAAGAAATCAAAAACAACTGCCCTTTGGTATATCACCAATATGATGAAGTACCCACAGGCAAATACCCTTGTGGTCAGAAAGACTTTCAGAACCCTGAAAGATTCCTGTTTCACAGAATTGAAGTGGGCGATTCACCGCCTTGGCGTTGATGCCTTTTGGGAAATCAAAGAATCACCACTTGAAATGACCTACAAACCGACAGGTCAAAAGATTTATTTCAGGGGACTGGATGACCCCCTGAAAGTAACATCAATAACCGTTGATATTGGTTGCTTGTGTTGGATGTGGATTGAAGAAGCGTATGAAATCAGTTCAGAAGATGATTTCAATATGCTTGATGAATCAATCCGTGGTGCTGTTCCTGACGGTTCAGGACTGTTCAAGCAAATAACCCTTACACTGAACCCGTGGAATGAACACCACTGGATAAAGAAGCGGTTTTTTGATAATACGGATGATGAAACCCTTGCAATGACCACCAATTATAAGTGCAATGAATGGTTGGATAAGGCAGACTTGAAAGTCTTTGAAACCATGAAGAAGCAGAACCCAAGGCGTTACAAAGTGGCGGGTCTTGGTGATTGGGGTATTGTAGACGGTCTTGTCTATGAAAATTGGGAAGAAAAGGCGTTCAGTGTTGATGAAGTCAAGAAGATTGCCGGGGTCAAGTCTGTATTCGGTCTTGACTTTGGTTATACAAATGACCCGTCAGCACTGTTTTGTGGTCTGATAGATCAGTCAAGCAAGACCATTTGGGTCTTTGATGAAATGTATCAGCCGGGCATGAGTAATGAAGCCATTGCCGAACAGGTTCAGCGGATGGGATATGTGAAAGAGAAGATCACAGCCGATTCAGCAGAACCAAAGAGCATTGACCGCTTGCGTGAACTGGGTCTGAAAGGAATCAGGAAAGCAAGGAAGGGCAAGGACAGCATCAACAACGGCATTGACTTCATACAGGACTATCATATTATCATTCATCCCCGTTGCGTGAATTTCATCACAGAGATCAGCAACTATCAGTGGGATAAGGATGCCAAGACGGGCAAGAAACTGAACCGCCCTATTGATGACTTCAACCACCTGATGGATGCAATGCGTTATGCGATTGAACAGATGGCAAAAGGTGATGCCTTTAGTTTTGATTAAGCAATTACCGGGTAGAATACACGGTGTCAGCAGCCGTTTCTTTTTGGACGGTAGGAAAAGGCTGTCAAATGCTTACTCCGGGGCGGTTGCAATCGGTGACCGCCTATGACACCTGTATAACTACTTTTGAGATATTAGAAACAAATTAGTAACAAATTAGTAACACATACCCTTGGAAACATAGTGTTTTCAGGGGTTTTGATTTTATTATGCAATGAAAGGGGTGAATTGAACCGTGTTCAGTTCCTTTGTGGATGCAATCACATTAAAACTTAGCAACTTTATATTGCAAGGGGCAAAGGCACACATGACCGACTTGGAATTTCTTGAAAAGGAAATTGCAGCATGGAAGTGTTCACCCCGTAGAATGATGCAGATAAAAGGATTTCTGTACTATGACGGTGACCATGATGTAATTCACCGCAAGCGTACAATGATCGGTGAAGGCGGGGAACTTGAAGTTGTTGAGAACCTACCAAACAACAGAATTGTTGATAACCAGTATGCAAAGATGGTCAATCAGAAAGCCAATTATCTGTTCGGTAAGCCGTTCACACTAAGCGGTGAAAATACTGCATACATTGAACTGCTGAAAAAGATATTTGACAAGAAGTTTATGCGAACGCTGAAAAGTGCGGGCAAGGCTGCATATAATGGCGGTATTGCTTGGTTATACCCATACTACAATGAACGGGGTGAATTTGCTTTCAGGCTTTTCCCCGCTTATGAGATTTTGCCGTTTTGGAAAGATTCTGAACACACTGAACTTGATTTCTTCATCCGGCATTATGTGACGGTTGCCTATGACGGCAATCAAAGGAAGTTCATTGAAAAGGTTGAATTGTATGATCTGAATGGGGTTCACCTGTTCATTCTTGATGGCGGGAAACTGATTCCTGACATTGTGAACAATGAAACCGCAGACTTCCCACACGTTACAATGACGGATGCTGCCGGAAATGTTCAAGTGTTCAACTGGCAGCGTGTTCCCCTGATTTCATTGAAAGCCAATGAACAGGAAACACCGCTAATTAAGAAGGTCAAGTCATTACAGGATGGTATCAATGTAATGCTGTCTGACTTTGAAAACAATATGCAAGAAGATGCCCGGAACACTATTTTGGTATTGAAGAACTATGACGGTACTAATTTGGGTGAGTTCAGGAAGAACCTTGCAACATACGGTGCAGTAAAGGTCAGATATGACGGGGACACCAAGGGCGGTGTTGAAACCCTTGAAATCACAGTCAATGCAGAGAATTACAAGACCATTGTGGAAATCTTCAAGAAAGCCTTGATTGAAAACGCAATGGGTTATGATGCCAAGGATGACAGACTTTCCGGCAACCCTAATCAGATGAACATTCAGTCAATGTATTCTGACATTGATACAGATGCCAATGATACGGAATCAGAAGCACAGGCAACAATGGATGATGTACTTTGGTTTGTCAACTGTCACCTTGCCAATACGGGACAGGGTGACTTTGAAGGTGAAGAAGATGGGGTTGATGTGGTATTCAACCGTGATATGCTGATGAATGAATCAGATATTATTGATAACTGTCAGAAGTCACAGGGAATCATTTCTGATGAAACAATCATTAGTATGCATCCTTGGGTGGATGACCCGCAACTTGAAATGGAACGCCTGAAAAAGCAGAAGGAAGAAGCACAGAAAGAAATGCTTGCACAGTATGACCCGTTTGGTACACAGAATCAGAACGGTGACGGTGCAGATGATGACCCTGACAACAAAGGTGACCCGTCACAGGGAAGTCAGGGCGGTGAAGTAGATGAATAACGGTGAATACTGGCAGAAGCGTTTTGAACTGCTTGAACAGGCTGCACACCAACAGGGGGTTCAGTGCTATGCGGATATTGAAAAACAATACCGACAGGCACAGAAGCAACTTGAAGGTCAGATTGCTGCATGGTATCAGCGTTTTGCATCTAACAACGGGGTAACCCTTGCAGAAGCAAAGCGGATGTTGAACGCAAAGGAACTTGCTGAACTGAAATGGGATGTGAACCAATACATTCAGTACGGTCAGGAAAATGCGATCAACGGCACTTGGGTCAAGCAGCTTGAAAACGCATCTGCAAGATTCCATATCAGCAGACTTGAAGCCTTGAAGTTGCAGACCCAACAGAGCATTGAAGTCATGTTTGGAAACCAACTTGACAGCATTGACAGCACAATGCGGAATGTCTACAAGTCCGGCTATTATCACACCGCCTATGAGATTCAGAAGGGTGTGGGTGTTGGTTGGGACTTTTCCGCACTGGATGACAAGCAGATCAACAAGGTCATCAATAAGCCTTGGGCGGTTGACGGCAAGAATTTCAGTGAAAGGATATGGGGCAACCGTCAGAAGTTGGTCAATGAACTGAACAACACCCTGACACAGAACATCATCTTGGGAAAAGACCCGCAGAAAGCCATTGATGAAATTGCCCGGAAGATGAACACTTCCAAGACCAACGCCGGGCGGTTGGTAATGACAGAAGAAGCCTTTTTCAGTTCCGCAGCACAAAAGGATTGTTTTGATGAACTGGATGTTGAACAGTTTGAAATTGTGGCAACACTGGATTCCCACACTTCGGATATATGCCGGGGTATGGACGGCAAGCATTTCCCTATGTCTGAATGGAAGGTTGGTGTGACTGCACCGCCGTTTCATGTTCATTGCAGAAGTACCACAGTACCATATTTTGATGATGAATTTGATGCTGTCGGTGAACGTGCTGCACGGGATGAAGAAACAGGCAAGACCTACTTTGTACCGGGTAATATGACCTATAAGGAATGGGAAAAGTCATTTGTCAATGGTGATAAGTCAGGCTTGCAAGCAGTCAACAGTGATGATACAATCAAAGAAAAAGAACCAAGTGAAGCATTTCAACAGATTCAGAAAGCGTGTGAAGCAGACAAGGTTGAACACAGACCTGTTCAGAAACTTTCACAGCCGTTGTCATCTGATGAAATCATTGAAAGGCTTGCGGGTGGGGATATGACCAAGGGTTCATGTTCTTCACTGGCTTTTGCATACATTGGAAACAGGAACGGACTTGATGTTCTTGATTTCAGGGGTGGCAGCAGTCAGTATGTATTTTCTATGAACAGTAACATTAAGAAAATACTGGAATTACCGGGTGTGAATGGTTCAATCACAATGGTCAAGAAAGAGATTTCAGGAACAATGGAAGTCCTGAATAATCTTGTCTTGAATAAAGAATACTATCTTGCAACTGGTAAACACGCAGCCATTGTCAGACGGGTTGACAGCGGTGTTGAATACTTGGAACTTCAATCAAAATTTCAAAACGGGTGGATGCCATTTGACCGTTACGGTTCAATGGCTGCAACACTGAATAAGCGTTTTGGATGTAGGAAAACGGTTGATAAGCAATTCGGCAAGGTTTGGGAAAAATCGGTTGTTCTTATGGATGTTGAATCATTCAATGAAAACGCTGAATTTGAACAAATTCTTGGGTATATAAATACCGCAGTAGAAAGTCAGAAGAAAGGGGTGACGGGTGATGTCAAGTAACTGGTACAAGAACAATGAAACAGATCAGATTTGGTGGAAAGATACACCTGATTCAGTCGGTGAATGGCTGTTCAGTTTTGACAAAAAGCAAGTGTTCAATATGTTTGCTGATTATCCGCACAACCTGACACCTGAACAGAAAAAAATATTTGATGAAGAAAATCCTGAATGGTGTGAGTTCTTCAAAGATAGAGTATAGAAAGCACGGTCAAATAACCGTGCTTTTTTCATACCTTAACAAGTTATCAATAGACCTGTAATAATTGCTATATGGCGGTTATATGAGGTCAGAAAGGGGGATAAAAGGCACATGAAAACGTACACAATGAGAAAGGCATGGTGATCCTGATTATCTCCCGGCTACTGGGTCAAGTAGCACATAGAATAGGCATCCGGCAACGGGTGTCTTTTTTCTTGCGGGTTGTCAAGCGTAAACCGAACAAAACCAATCAATCATGTGGGAGTAACCCCGTATAAAAACGTATTTGAAAGGATGGTATAGAAATGACAAGAAAACAGTTAGAGGATTTAGGACTTACCAAGGAACAGGCTGATTCAGTAATGAAAATCAATGGTGATGACATTGAGAACGCAAAGGGTACTGCTTCAACAGAGATCAAGAACTTGCAGACAGAGGTTGAAGGACTGAAAACACAGGTCGGTGACCGTGACAAGCAGTTAGAAACCCTGAAAGCATCTGCCGGGGACAACGCTGATCTGAAAAAGAAGATTGAGGACTTACAGACTGAAAATGCCACTGCTAAGGCAACCCATGAATCTGAACTGAACCAGTTGAAAATTGATTTTGCGGTTGAAAAGGCACTTACTGGTGCAAAGGCAAAGAACATCAAAGCTGTCAAAGCCTTACTTGAACTTGGAGAAGCCAAACTTGACAAGGACGGAAATGTCAAGGGACTGGATGAACAGATCGAGAAGTTAAGAAGTGGTGATGACACCAAGTTCTTGTTTGAAGCACAAAAGCAGCAGAAACAGCAGCAGAATTTCAAAGGTTTTCAGCCGGGAGCATCAGGGGAAAAGAAACCGGGTGAGGGTGAAACGGTCGATTTCTCAAAAATGAGTTATGACGAACTTACCGCTTACATGGAAGCAAACCCGGATGCACAGATTTAATTTGATGAAAGGAAGGTAATCGAAACATGGCAAAATTTGATGCTAAAAGTTTTAATGAAAAGGCGTTCGGTAAGTACATGAGTGCTATTCCGAACGTGAAACTGAACAAGTTACGTGAATCCCGTGCAATCGTTGGTGATGCAAGATTGCGTGACACTTTTGTGAATAACTCACAGACTGGCACTGTTTACGCAGTGTTACCGTTCTTTGGTCTGCTTTCCGGCACACCACAGAACTATGACGGTGTTGACAATGTTACACCTGATAGAACTGACACCTTTGAACAGGGTGTATTCACTTATGGCAGAATGAACGGTTGGACAGAAGCAGATTTCAGTTATGATATAACTGGTGGTACTGACTTCATGGCAAACGTAAGAAGTCAGATCAATGACTACTGGAACAGTGTAGATCAGGATGTTATCCTTGCAATCTTAAAGGGTGTGTTTGGAATGAAAGATACTGGAACTGGTGACATTAAGAAGTCCAATGCAGCGTTTGTTGAAGCACATACTTATGATATTGCACAGGCAGGTGCTGAACACACCGATGACACCATGAAGATGGATGCAACCACCCTAAACAGTGCCATTCAGAAGGCTTGCGGTGACAACAAGCAGAAGTTCAAGTTAGTTTACTGTCACAGTGCAGTTGCTACTAACCTTGAAAACCTGAAACTGCTTGCATACTTAAAGTATACAGATGCACAGGGTATTGAACGTGATCTTGAAATGGGTACTTGGAACGGCAGACTGGTCATCATTGATGATTCTTTACCTACTAAGGTTGTTGAAGCTGTTGCAGAGGACACAGGCAAGGGAATCAAGGCACAGGATGCTTATACAGAGTACACAACTTATATCCTTGGTGAAGGTGCTATTGGATTTGAAGATGTGGGTGCAAAAGTGCCTTATGAAATGGTGCGTGATGCTAAGACAAGGGGCGGTGAGGACACACTTATTTCCCGTAAACGTCACGCTGTTTCTGTTTCAGGTGTTTCGTATCTCAAGGCAGATCAGAAAACCAATTCACCAACTAACACAGAGTTAGGGAACGGCAAGAACTGGTCACTGGTTGCATCTGATACCAAGACCATTGAACACAAGGCAGTACCTATTGCCCGCATCATTTCCCGTGGATAATTTCTGATCTGAAAGGGTGGTTGCAATGTTTGATACTGATACAGTAAAAGAACGGTTGAAATCATTCGGTTATACGGTCAAGGCAGATGATGAATTTGCCTTGACCTTTTGCGTTGAGAAAGTACGCAGCACAATCAAGAATGAAATCAACTGGAATGATGTGCCGGAAGGACTGGAACATATTGCCGTTGATATGGCGGTGGGTGAATTTCTTCTTTCCAAGAAAACCTTTGCACCTGATGACCTTACCGGGTTTGATTTAGAATATGCTGTCAAGCAGATTCAGACGGGGGACACCAACACGGTTTTTGCGACTGGTGAAGGTTCAATGACCCCTGAACAAAGACTGACTTCTTTCATCAATTACCTTTTATCCTATGGAAAGGCTGAATTTAATTCATTCAGGCGTATTAGATGGTAAAGCAGATTCAGGCAGCACAAAAAGCTGCAAGGAAAGCCATTGAAGCAACCTATTTTGGTACTTTGACGGTGACGGAACTGCAAAAGGTAAAAAATGAGAAGTCAAAACTTATGGAAGAATCAGAGGTTGTAGTCTTACAAGACCAACCGTGCAGATTATCTTTTGAAAAACTGCAAACAGCAATTCAGTCAGAATCAGCAGCAACGATCACGCAAAGCACAAAGTTGTTTGTTTCCCCGGATGTAACCATCAAAGCGGGGTCAAAACTGACAGTAACACAGGACAATGTGACCACGGACTACACCCGCAGCGGTGTCCCTTCCACATATCCAACGCATCAGGAAATTACACTTGAACTGTTCAAGGAATATGCGTAAATGGGTAGAATGGGAAGATTTGACTGCAAAGGTCTGAAAGACTTTCAGCAGCAGTTGGGAAAGTTGCAAAATCCTGATGACTTTGTGGAATCGTGTGCAAAGGAACTTGCTGCCCGGTTGCTTCGCATGGTGGTCAAAAGAACACCTGTCGGACAGTACCCGGCAAGTTCAGGAAAAAAGGGCGGTACATTAAGGCGTGGTTGGACTGGTTCAAAGAGATCATCAGCAAAGGGTTATGCTGACAGCCTGACGGTGAATCATTTTGGTGATACCTATGTCATTGAAATTGTGAACCCGGTTGAATACGCATCCTATGTTGAGTACGGACACAGGACAGCCAATCATTCAGGATGGGTCAAGGGTCAGTTTATGATGACCATATCTGAACAGGAATTACAGAAAATTGCCCCAAAGGTGCTTGAAAACAAAATCAAGAAATATTTAGGGGGACTTGGTAAATGATAAATTCAATAGTTGAAGCAATCAGTTGTTCCCTGAACAAAGAATTTGGGGATGATTATGAAATCCACAATGAAGAAATCAAGCAAGGTTTGAAAGAGCCTTGTTTTTTTATTGCTTGCTTGAACCCAAACAACAACCTTTTCCTTGGCAAACGGTATGAACGTACCAATCAGTTCTGCATCCAGTATTTCCCACAGTCTGCAAAGAAGCAGCGGGAATGTGCTGATGTGGCTGAAAGAATGTATGACTGTTTGGAGTATATTACAACAGACGGTGATACCAAGCCGATCAGGGGTTCAAAGATGAATCATCAGGTGGTTGACGGTGTTCTGAATTTTTTTGTCAATTATGACTTTTTCACGGTCAAGACGGAAGATCAGACACCAATGGAAACTATGACGGCAAGCACGGATGTGAAGGAAGGTGGTTGATTATGGCAGCAAAAAAGACAGCAACGGGAACTGCTGCAAGGTCTGAACAGACTGAACCAATGTTCAGCAAGGAACAGATTCTTGCATCTGCCCGTTTTGCAAACAGAAGGGACTTGGTGGATGCCCTTCTTGATGAAGATAAAAGTTACACCTTAGAAACTGTTGACAATTTAGTTGAAAAATACATGAAAGGACAGGTGAAATAGTATGGCTTTAGGTGGTGGTACATTTACCTCACAAAACAAAGAACTTCCCGGTGCTTATATCAACTTTGTATCGGCTGCATCCGCATCCGCTGCACTGTCTGATAGAGGTATTGCAACAATGCCCCTTGAACTTGACTGGGGTGTTGAAGGGGAAGTTTTTGAAGTGACCAATGAAGATTTTCAGAAGAACAGCCTGAAACTTTTTGGTTATGCCTTTGACAGTCCTAAGATGCTTGGTCTTAATGATCTGTTCATGGGTGCAAAGACCTTATACGCATACCGTCTGAACGGCGGTGGTGATAAGGCAGCGAACACATACGCAACTGCAAAGTATTGTGGTGTTCGTGGTAACGATTTGAAGATCGTGATTCAGAAAAATGCAGATGATGCAAGCAAGTATGATGTTACAACCTACTTCGGTACGGTTAAGGTTGACACACAGACAGTTGCCAAGGCTGCTGATCTTGTGGCAAACGATTATGTAACATTCAAAGCTGCTGATCTTGCTGTTACTGCCGGAACACCTTTAACTGGTGGTACAAACGGCACGGTTGACGGCACAGCACATCAGGCTTATTTGGATAAAATCGAATCATACACCTACAACACTATGGGCGTTGTGGTTACTGATGATATTACCAAGAAGTTATATGTGGCTTTCAACAAGCGTTTGCGTGATGAACTTGGTATCAAGTTCCAGTTGGTTGTTTATAACCTGTCTGCTGATTATATGGGCGTTATCAGTGTGAAGAACAAGGTAACAGATACAGGATGGTCAGAAGCAGCACTTGTGTACTGGGTAACTGGTGCAGAAAGCGGTTGTGCGGTCAATAAGTCTTGTCAGAACAAGAAATATGACGGCGGTTTCACCGTTGATACCAATTACACACAGAATGAGTTGAAAGCAGCAATCAAGGCGGGTGAGTTCACTTTCCATAAGGTCAACGGCGTTGTCCGTGTGCTTGAAGATATTAACTCTATGGTGACCACTTCGGACACTTGCGGGGATGTATTCAAGGACAATCAGACGATCAGAGTTATTGACCAGTTGGGAAATGATGATGCAGTTCTTTTCAACACTAAGTATCTTGGTGTTGTTCCAAACAATGCATCAGGCAGAACTTCCCTTTGGTCTGACTTGGTGAAAATCCGTACACAGTTACAGGAACTTGGTGCTATTGAAGGGTTCACTGATTCTGATGTTACGGTTGCACAGGGCGATTCCAAAAAAGCGGTTGTGATTACATCAGCAATCACCGTTGTGAACGCTATGGGTAAACTCTATGAAACGGTTACGGTTGCGTAAGAAAGGGGTGAAATAAAATGCCGAATGTAACAATGAAAGCAAGGGACACTATTGCAGCAAAACTTGCTGAATGTTTTATCACAATCGGAAGTAGAAGATACAACTTCATGCAGATGATTGATATGGAAGCAAAGGTTGAGAAAACCAAGACTACTGTTCCCCGCCTTGGTGCAATCATGGCGGGTCATAAGTCATGTGGTATGGAAGGTACTTTTTCCGGCACGGCACACTATAACCAGTCAGTTCTTCGTCAGGCATTACTTGACTATAAGAACACTGGTGAAGATGTGTATTTTGAAATGCAGATCACCAATGATGACCCAACCAGTGATGCGGGCAGACAGACGATCATTTTCTATGACTGCAACACTGACGGCGGTGTGTTAGCAAAATTTGATGCTGACGGGGAATACCTTGATGAAGAGATTGAAGGAACATTTGAGGACTTCTCAATGCCTGAATCTTTTGCAAACCTCACGGGTTTTCTTACTAACTAAGTAACAGAACCCCTTGTGTGGCTTTTATATAAGGTCATATAAGGGGTTTTTTCTATTCATTGATAAACAGAAGGGAGAACAACAAAATGTCAAGATTTAGTTCATTTATGAAAGCGAATAAACAGGTAAAGGAAAATGAAAAGTTTGCACCTACTGCTTCACTTCTTGGTTCAGACGGAACACCCGTCAGATGGGAGTTCAGACACATTACTTCCAAGGAAAATGAAGAACTTCGTGATGCAAACACCATTGAAGTTCAGGTGACAGGCAAGCCGAATTTATTCAGACCGAAACTGATTACTTCAAAGTACCTTATGGCAATGATCGTGAAGTCAACGGTGTTTCCTGACCTTTACGATAAAGAGTTACAGGACAGTTACGGTGTAATGACCCCGGAAGATTTAGTCTATGCAATGGTAGATGATGCCGGGGAAATGCAGGACTTCCAGTTATGGATGCAGAAGTTTCAGGGATTTACCAAGTCACTTGATGAAAAGGTTGATGAAGCAAAAAACTAATTGAAGAAGGGGATGGTGAAGCAAATTATGCTTACTATGCCCTTCTAAAACTTCACATTCTTCCATCAGTGTTCTTGGCTATGGATGAACAGGAAAAAGCCTTTGTGATTGCTTCAATCAAGTTGAAAGCAGAGCATGATAAAAAGGAAAAGAAAAAGGCAGAAGCAAGGGCAAAGAAAAAACACTAAGAAAGGACGGTGAAACAGGTGTCATCTATTCAGACAGGTATTGAACTTAATGACCAATTCAGCGGAGTGTTGAACAACATCATCAGTTCAGTGAACCTTGCCGTGTCTGCAATGTATGATATGCAGCAGTCAATGAACGCTGACATTGATACAAGCAGCCTTGAAGGGGCAAGGGATGAAATCAATCAGGCAACCGCTGCCATTGAAGCAATGAATCAGGCAGCAAGCCGACAGACCGCACCTGATATTGCACCGCCTGTTGTGGATGGTGGAAATCAAGAACCGATTTCTGTACCTGTTGACCCGGTACTTCCTGACCCTTTGGTTGAAAATCCTGAACCAATCAGACCTGAAATTCAGCCAAACGCACCGCCTGACCCTGAACCCGTAGAAATCCCGGTAACATGGAACACTGACGGGGTGGATGTGTTCACAGGAACAGGTGTTGAACGATTTCAGCAAGAAGTTCAGAGTGCAAACGATATGTTGAACACACTGAACACCACACAGGCAAGGATTTCACAGACCGCACAGGGAATGGATATACTGCCGGATGCAGCAGTTCAGGACATGAACACCATGCAACAGCGGTTATCTGCAATTCAGCAGCGGATTCAGCGGATTGAGAACAACCCGGTAAATGTTGGGGCAGACAATGCAAATGCAGAACTGGAACAGTTGCGTATGCAGTTGAATCAGGCTATTCAGGAACAAAATTCACTGAATCAGGCAATGCAGAACATGGATGTTTCTGCTGCCAATGATGCCTATTTGCGTTTGTCACAGACTGTTGGCAACACAGAAAGGTACATCCGTGACAATGTGGATGAACAGGGGCGTTTCAATCAGGAAATTTCAGCCGGAACACAACAGGCAAATGAACTGACCAACACCATCAAACGGGCAGTTGCAGCCTATGTCAGTATTCAGTCAGTTGGGAAAGCACTGAACATTTCAGATGAACTTGTTCAGACAACATCCCGTTTGAACATGATGAATGACGGGGTTCAGACAACCGCTGAACTTGTCAACATGGTATATGCAGCAGCACAGGATGCAAGGGGTTCATTCAGTCAGATGGCTGATGTTGTTGCCCGTTTCGGTAACAATGCAAAGGATGCGTTCAGCAGTTCAGAAGAAGTTGTTGCTTTTGCTGATCTGATTCAAAAACAGATGACGATTGCCGGGGCAAGCACCCAAGAAGCAGCAAATGCAGAATTGCAGTTATCACAGGCACTTGGTTCAGGTGTCCTTCGTGGTGATGAATTGAACAGTATCTTTGAACAAGCACCTAACCTGATTCAGAACATTGCAGACTATCTTGATGTTCCAATCGGTAAGATCAGGGAAATGGCAGCGGATGGGGAACTTTCCGCTGATGTAGTCAAGGCAGCAATCTTTTCTGCTGCTGATGACATTAACAGCAAATTCAATGAAATGCCTATGACTTGGGGGCAGATGTGGCAGTCAATGCAAAACACCGCACTGATTGCATTTCAGCCTGTTCTTCAAAGACTGAACGATTTAGCCAATAGTGAAGCATTTCAGACTTTCATTCAGGGTGCTATTGAAGCAATGGCAACCCTTGCAAATATCCTTCTGAATGTGTTTGATTTGGCGGTGTCAATCGGTACTTTCATAGGTGATAACTGGTCAATCATTGCACCAATTATATATGGTGTAATTGCTGCATTAGGGGCATATTTGGCAATCATGGGAATTGTCAACGCAATTACTGCAATTTCAGCAGCCATTGATGCGACAAAGGCAGCAGCAGATGCACTTGCAGCCGGACAAACATTTCTTTGGACAGTACAGCAGTATGGATTGAACGCAGCACTTGCAGCGTGTCCTATCACATGGATTATTGTGCTGATTATAGCACTTATAGCAATAATTTTTGCCGTATGTAATGCGATTGCAAAGATGACAGGTATTGCAAATTCAGGGTTCGGTGTGATTACTGGTGGTGTGAACGTGGTGATTCAGTTCTTCAAGAACTTGGGTCTAACCGTGGCAAACATTGCCTTGGGTATTGGAAACGCCATTGCAGCACTTGCATCCAATATGATGACAGCATTTCACAATGCAATCTGTTCTATTCAGTCATGGTTTTACAACCTGTTAAGCACGGCACTTTCAGTCATTGAAGGTATTTGTGCAGCACTGAATAAGTTACCGTTTGTTGAATTTGACTATTCCGGCATTTCATCCGCAGCGGATGACTATGCAGCCAAAGCAAGTGAAGCAGCCGGGAACAAAGAAGATTACCAGTCAATCAGTGATGCGTTCAATGAAGGTTTCACAACCTTTGATGCGTTTCAGGATGGTTGGGCATCAGATGCGTTCAATGCGGGTGCAGCATGGGGTGACGGTGTTGCTGATAAGGTTTCAAACTTTAGTCTGTCGGATGTATTCGGTCAGACAGATATTCCTAATGTGAGTGATTACACATCAGGGTTCAGTGATGCAATAGCAAATTCAGGCGTGGGTGACGGCATTGGAAACATTGACGATAACACAGGCAAGATCAAGGATTCTTTGGATATTACAGAAGAAGATTTGAAGTATTTGCGTGATATTGCAGAACAAGAAGCAATTAACAGATTCACAACCGCTGAAATCAATGTTGATATGTCAGGTATGCAGAACACCGTGAACAGCGGTGATGACATTGATGGTTTTATGACCAAACTGACAGATTCAGTCAATGAAGCGGTAGACAATATGACGGAAGGGGTGCATGAATAAATGGCAAGAAGCGGATATGATATGTATTTTGACAAATGCCTTTTTCCTGTCACCCCTGAAAAAATCAGCATCAAAATCAATGGTAATAACAAAACGGTCAACCTGATAAATGAAGGTGAAATCAATATCCTGAAAAAAGCCGGGTTGACCGACATTGAGTTTGAAGCAGAAATCCCGCAAGTAAAACATCCTTATGCAGTGTATAAGAATGGTTTCAAAGAAGCGGGGTATTTCTTTGATATTTTTGAAGGGTTGAAAACAGGCAAAAAGACATTCCAGTTCATTGTGTGCAGAAGAACCCCGGTGGGGAAAAAACTGCTGAACACGAACATGAAGGTATCTTTGGAAGATTACAAAATTTCAGAGGATGCCAAGAACGGGTTTGACTTCAAGGTCAAGTTCAATCTGAAACAGTACCGGGACTATGGAACAAAGACAGTCAACATCAAAATTGCTGCATCCAAGCCAAAGGCAAGTGCAGAGCCTAAGCGGGAAACCAACAATTCACCCGCCCCGGCAGCAGCACAGACCTATACGGTTGTGCGTGGTGATTGTTTATGGAACATTGCAAAACGGTTTTACGGTAGCGGTGCAAAATACACCGTGATCTACAATGCAAACAAGGGTGTCATTGGTGGCAACCCTAACTTGATTTATCCGGGACAGGTCTTGACCATTCCGGCAGCGTAAGAAAGGGGTGTTGTTCAATGTACGTTGAACTACTGGTTGGGAATGAATCAGGAACAAAAGTATATCAGCCTGTTGTTCAGGAAGGTATTGAATGGTCAACAGAAAGGAAAAACACCCCCGGCAAACTGGTTTTCAAAGTCCTGTATGACAACATTCTTGATTTTTCAGAAGGTAGTCCAGTCAGGATGAAGGTGGACGGTGACAATGTGTTCTTTGGTTTTGTGTTCAAGCAGCAGAGAACCAAGGACAAAATCATTACTGTCACCGCCTACGATCAGTTGAGGTACTTAAAAAATAAAGATACCAAGGTCTATGAAGGAAAGACGGCAAACCAATTTGTGAAAATGATTGCAGATGATTATGCCCTGAACCTTGGCACACTGGATGATACCGGGTATGTCATTGAATCAAGGGTTGAAGAAAATACTTCACTGTTTGAAATGATAGCAAATGCCCTTGACCTGACACTGACTAATACCGGGGAAATGTATGTGTTATATGATGACTTTGGGAAACTTACCCTGAAAAGCCTGTCATCTATGTATGTGGGTGTTCCGGGGGCGTACCTGATGATTGATGAAGAAACCGGGCAGAACTTTGACTATACTTCATCTATTGATGAAAACACATATAACAAAATCAAACTGACCTATGATAACAAGGACACAGGAAAGCGTGATGTTTACATCACACAGGATTCTTCCAACATTAACAAGTGGGGTATCTTACAGTATTTTGACACCTTGCAGAAAGGTGAAAACGGTCAGGCAAAAGCAGATGCCCTTTTGAAACTGTATAACAAAAAGACCCGTAACCTGAAAATCACCAATGCTTTAGGTGACAACAGAGTGCGGGCGGGTTCAATGGTTGTCATCAACCTTGACCTTGGTGATATAAAACTGAAAAACTGGATGCTTGTTGAAAAATGCAAGCACACCTACAAGGAAGGTGAACATTGGATGGATTTGACACTTAGAGGGGGTGAATTTGTTGCCTGATGCAAATGAACTTGTTGATACCCTGAAAAGGGCAGCCGTTGAAGCGGTTGAAGCGGGGAAACCCGTAAATGTATATTTTGGTGAAGTTGTGAGTGCTTCACCGCTGAAAATCAATGTTGAACAGAAGATGATACTGGGCGAAAAACAGTTGATTCTTTCAAGAAATGTGACAGATTTCAGCACAATGGTAACAGTTGACTGGACTTCTGAAAGCAGTCTTTCCACCCACAACCACACTGTAAAAGGTGACAATGGCAGCGGTGGCAACATTGACTTGAACACAGGGTCAAAGAACCTTGCACATACTCACAAAATTACAGGAAAAAAGAAGATCATCATTCACAATGGCTTGGCGGTTGGTGATGAAGTTATCCTGATAAGGCAGCAAGAAGGTCAACGCTTCATTGTTGTGGATAGGATAGGCAAATGATTCCTTCAACAGTTGGTTTTCTTGACCAAGATTTTGAAATTGAAACACAGCCAAGCCTAACTTATAAGATGGATTTAGACGGTGATTCAGTCAGGGGTCTTGTGGATGAACAGGATGCCATGAAGCAGATGATTTTCAGAACACTGCAAACAGAACGGTATCAGTACATCATATATCCGTGGTATTACGGCATTGAAACCCTTGACCTGTACGGTGAACCTGTCACTTGGGTTTGCCCTGAATTAGAACGCAGAATCAGTGAAGCGTTAGCCGTTGATGAAAGAATCACGGGCGTGACAGACTTTGAATTTGACCTGACGGTCAAAGGTGTGGTTCATGCCTATTTTACTGTAAAAACAATTTACGGTGATATTAAAGCAGAGAAGGGGGTGAAGATTTAGAATGTATGAAGATCAGACTTATGACATTATCCTTGAAAGGATGATGAACCGGGTATCTGACAAAATTGACAAAAGACCGTCATCCCCTGTTTATGATCTGCATAGTTCAACCGCCATTGAATTTCAGATTTTATACATTGAGTTGGAATATCTGATAAAAAATTCATACGGTGATACTGCTGCAAGGGAATTTCTGATTTTACTTGCAAAGGACAGGGGACTTTCACCTGAACCCGCAACCAAGGCAATCTTACAGGGTGAGTTCACACCAACAAACATTGATGTTACTGGAAAGCGTTTCAACATTGGTGAAATCAACTATGTTGTGACTGAACAGATCACACCGGGAACATACAAGGTTCAGTGTGAAACAGAAGGTGTTGTTGGCAATCAGTACCTTGGGGATATGATACCAATGGAATATATTGACGGATTGCAGACGGCAAGCCTGACAAGCGTACTTATTCCCGGTGAAGATGAAGAAGATACAGAAGTTTTCAGACAGCGTTACTTTGACAGCTTCAATGAACAGTCCTTTGGTGGTAATCATGCTGATTATATGGCAAAGGTCAAAGGCATTGAAGGTGTTGGGTCATGTAAAGTCAAGCGTGTTTGGAATGGTGATATTAGACCCGCTGACATGATCGTCAGTACAGTGGTCAAGAACTGGTATGAATCAATCATTTCAACAGTTCCGGCAGCAGTCAAACCGTGGCTTGATGCCGTATATAATGCAGCCAAGGACAAGAAACTGACGGTTGGTGGTACTGTTCATGTAGTCATCACTGATTCAGATGATTACGGTGAAGCAAGTTCAACACTTGTTCAATATGTTCAGCAGACACTTGACCCGGAAGAAACTGCCGGGGAAGGTTACGGACTTGCACCAATCGGTCATGTGGTCAGTGTTGCAAGTGCATCACCTGTCAGTATTGAGGTCAAGACCACGGTAACCTTTGAAGAAGGTCACAACTGGTCAAATACCAAGGCAGCCATTGCAGAAGCGGTTGATGCGTACTTCTTGGAATTAAGAAAGAACTGGTCAGAAACATCACAAACCATTGTCAGAGTATCGCAGATTGAAAACCGCATCCTTGGCGTTGATGGCGTAGTGGATGTGACCGGGACAAAGCTGAACGGCACGGCAAGCAATATGACCTTGACAGAATTTTGTATACCAAAGTTAGGGGGTGTTTCTGCATGATAAGAGAAGTTGACCTTGTTTCATACTTACCGCCATTCATGCAGAGTTACAAAGAACCCGTTGCAGCACTTGAAGCGGAAAACCCTGAATTTAGTCTGATGTGGTCGGCAACTGACAGGTGTTTGCGTAACCGCTTCATTTCAACCGCTGATGAATATGGAATCAGCCGATTTGAAAAGATGCTGAAAATATACCCAACTGCTGATGATACCCTTGAATCAAGGCGTTCAAGGGTTCAAAGCAAGTGGTTCAACACAATCCCGTACACTTGGAAAGTGTTGCTTCAAAAGTTGCTTGTCCTTTGTGGTGACAGTGATTTTGAAGTGACTGGTGATTTCAAGACCGGGTACACACTGTATATTGACACTGACCTTGAATTATATGGTCAGGTGGAAGAACTGGAAAACATCATAAACACAATGATTCCTGAAAATCTTGTGGTTGTATCTAAGAACAGCATCCCTTGCAACATCAAAGGTGCTGTTCTTTTTGGTGGTGGCATCTGCTTCATCAATGAATTTATCATCACAAACGATTTCCGGGAAGTGTTTGATGTGAACGGTTCATCAGTCTTTGGCGGTGGAATCGTTCAGACTGAAATGCTGAACATCACAAATGACAGTCAGGAAACAGTGAGTGTTCAGGGTACAGTGAACTTTGGTGGTAGGGCAACAGATACCGCAATGGTAACCATTTCAACAGATTTTAATGAAACAATCCGGGCAGATATGGATGCAAAGGCAGCATCCGGCGTTGTTCAGGTAGACTTCATTGAGATAAAAACAACATAGAAAGGAATGATAAGATGGCAGAGTATTCAAAACTTTACATCACAAACAATGGTCAGGCACTTATGGCAAAGATGATTGCCGGGTCAGGAAACATTGATTTTACAAAAGTATGTTCTTCCAGTACCCAGTACACTGAAAGTCAGTTACAGGCATTGACCGCACTTAGCAACATCAAGCAGACAACCCTTGTTTCCAAGGTTACCCGCACAAATGAGGTTGCAATCAAAATTGATGCAGCATATTCCAACGTAGACCTGAAAGAAGGTTACTATATGCGTACACTTGGCTTATATGCCGTTGACCCTGACAAGGGTGAAATTCTGTATGCAGTCTGCATTGAAAAGTCAAATAACTGTTATATGCCACCATATAACGGTGTTACGGTATCGGCTGCATATTTACAGTTATATACCACAGTAGGAAACGCTGACAGCGTATCACTTGCGGTCAGTCCGGGTGCGTATGCAACGGTTGGTGACATTCAGGCACTTGAAAAAGAAATTGCTGATCTGAAAGCCTTTGTTGGATATACGGACGGTGACATTTACGGCGTTGAAGTGGACTTTGAAAACAAGAAGTTCACAAGACTTGCTGGAGCAGTAAACCGTTCAGCGGGTTCAGGGTTTGATGGAATCAATGCCTTTGGTGGTAGAAAGCGTTGTAACCTTACCAATGACGGGCGTGTTGCTGCATATTATGGTGAAGCCGGATTTTCCACTACTGGAAAACTGACACAGGCGGTTGACCGTAACCCGGTAGGTACTGAATCACCTGATGAAAACCTGAAATTCAGTGCCGGGACAATCGTTCAGGTTATGGTTGAACAGCCAAAGTTTTATTATAAGGTTGTACCGCTTAAAACTGAAAAGAGAACCAAGGGGGCAATCACAAGAAAAATCAGATACTATGTATCAGATACACCAAAGGCGGGATTCAAACTTCATCCGGCGTTCATTGTAAATGGTCAGGAAAATGATGTTGCATATCTTGCAGCCTTTGAAGGTTCACTTTGGGATGCATCTGCATCAGCATACATTCTTGATGATTCACAGGTTGCTGACTTTGCTGCTGATATGTTATGCAGTATTGCCAATGCAAAACCGCTGTCAGGACTTACACAGAACGCAACCCGTGGCAATATCAGAAAACTTGCTGAAAAACGTGGTACTGGTTGGGAACAGGGTGTTGTTCAGACGGCATCCGCTTCACAGATGCTTATGCTGATTGAATATGCAACCTTCAATATGCAGTCTGTTATTGGTAACGGTGCGGTTTCAAAGACTGATGACGGTAAAACATCCATGACAGAAAATACAGGTGCAACAATCACCCTTGGTAATGCATCCGGTTCAGTTGTCAACGCTAACGGTATTCAGATTGTTTCATACCGTGGTGAAGAAAACTTTTGGGGCAACATTTGGTGGTGGATTGATGGAATCAATCACTATGCAAACGCAACCACAGGTGAGTGTGACACCTATGTTGCAGATCATGGTTTTACTGATGACAGTAAGGCAGCACCTTATGAAGATACAGGAATGACCGCAAAGTATGGAAACGGTTATATTTCCGCTTTCTGCTATTCAGAAGATTTTGATTGGTTGTTCTTACCGGGTGAGTTCAACGGAAACACCGCACTTCCTGTTGGTGATTACTGTTGGAATCAGAACGGTACTGGTTGGCGTGTCGCTGAGTTGGGTGCTGGTTGGGATAGTGGCTTGTATGCCGGTGCTTTCTGTTGGACTCTGGATAATGCTTCTTCTATTCGTACTCGGAATATCGGCGGTCGGTTGGTGTATCGAAAAAAGGTAGCAGCATAACAGGCAACCAGTAATTCACACAATTTTAGGTAATCAGGATGCTAAGGATGACGATTTTCAAGCAGAAAGACAATAAAAAGACAAAAAACCAATGTCACTAAATTAGGTGCTAATTGGAATAATGGCTTGAATACCAGTGCTTTCTATTGGAATCTGAATAATGCTTCTTCTAATCGTAATCGGAATATCAGCAGTCAGTTAGTAAATGCACAAATATCACTTGAAACACCCCGTCAGAAATGGCGGGGTGTTCTTATAAATCAATGTACTGAAAACTGATTACCGTGCCACTTGGCAAAACATCAAAATACATGGGCTGTATTAGTAGACCGTCACCTGACGGGTTGAAAGTTCGGTTCAGTGCATACAGAAGGGAACAGACAAGCGTGAAACGGTATGGCAATCTTTATGAAAAAATCTGTTCAATGGATAACCTGTATCTTGCGTTTCAACACGCAAAGAAAGGCAAAGGATGGTACAAGGAAGTTCAGCAGATTGAGAAAAGACCATACTACTATTTGGCGGGTCTGCAATGGATGCTTCAAAACCATTTATACAAAACTTCGGAATATGCCACTTTTACGAAAAAGGACGGCAAGAAGGAACGGGAAATATACAAACTTCCATTCTTCCCTGACAGAATTGCACAATGGGCGGTTTTACAGGTGATTGAACCGCAGTTATTAGCGTATTTCACTGATGACACATATTCAGCAATACCAAACAAGGGTATTCATGCAGCATACAAGAAGTTACGGTTGGCGGTTGATACCGTGCCGGAAGAAATGACCTATTGTTTGAAAATAGACTGCAAGAAATTTTACCCTTCCATTGACCATGAAACACTAAAACAGAAGTTCAGACGGAAGTACAAAGACCCTGAACTGCTTGAACTGATTGATGAAGTAATTGATTCAATCAGCACTTGTCCGGCAACGGATGAAAACATTGAATTTTATCGGTCTTGTGGTAATGAAACCAAGATAGTAAAGGTAAACGGCAAGGACTTCATTGAAGGTGTCGGTATTCCAATAGGGAACTACTTTTCACAGTATGACGGCAATTTCTTCCTATCAGGTTTTGACCACTGGATAAAAGAAGTTAAGCGGGTAAAGCACTATTACCGTTATATGGATGATATTTGTATTTTTGCAAGAACCAAAGAAGAACTGCATCAGTTACTTGCAGAAATCAATGAATACTTCATACAGAATTTGAAATTAAGAATAAAAGGCAACTATCAGATATTCCCTTCGTTCATCCGGGGTATTGATTTTGTAGGGTACAGGATTTTCTTGAAAGATACCCTTCTTAGAAAATCCACCTGTCAGGAATTTGAACGGAAAATGACCGCAATCAGGAAGAAGATTGAAAGCGGTCAGGAAATGAACTATTCAGAATGGTGTGCAATCAATTCCTATAAGGGTTGGTTGAAATATTGTGATAGCAGCCGATTGTCTGAAAAATATATTGAACCAATTCAGCCTTATGCTGATAGGTACTATAAAGATCATATCAAGAAAGGTGGTAAAAAGCATGAAAGAGTACGGAAAAGTACGCAGTACAAAGCAGCCTGAACAGAAGGTCATTGATGACTATTCAGTTTGGGTTGCAGAGAACATCACCCCGGTTACAGAAGCCGGGACAGATGAACAGCCGGGGTTCACTGGTTATGAATATGACCTGACCCAGTACACCAAGGATGAATACATCAAAATAATTGATGACAAGAACGCATCCTTAGAAGATCAGATGACACAGGCACAGGAAGCCATGTGTGAAATCTATGAAATGATGGCATAAGGAAGGGGTGAGAATATGGCAAACATTTATGCAGCACTTATCATCAAGGGTAAGAAGTCAATCAATGATGTTCCTGACAAGATCAGGGATGAAGTCAAACAGGTGCTTATTGATGAAGGACACCCGGAACTGGCAGAAGGTGATAACTGATGTTGTTTCAGTTCATCATAAAAATTTTATTCAGAAAGGATGTGGAATCTATGGCAGTGATCTATGCAACCCTTATCATTAAGGGCAAGAAAACCTTTGCTGATGTACCTGAGAAAATCAAGGACAAAGTGAAGGAAGTTCTGATTGACCTTGATTGCCCTGAATTAGCAGAGTAATCAACAGACAAGGAAATTATCACAGGAACAAAAACAACCGCTATATGACCCTTATATGAGGTCACAAGCGGTTGTTTTTATGTTCAGAAAGGACAGAAAAAATGAAACAGACTATTTGCAGTGTATTAGGTGTGATTGGTTCAGCAATCGCATCTTTTTTTGGTGGTTGGGATGCGGGACTTGCAACCCTTCTGATCTTCATGGGTCTTGATTATATTTCAGGACTGATTGTTGCGGGGGTGTTCAAGAACAGTCCCAAGACTGACACGGGTTCACTTGAAAGCAAGGCGGGGTGGAAAGGTCTTTGCAGAAAGTGCATGACCCTGATTTTTGTACTGGTTGCGTACCGCCTTGATCTTGTCATTGGCACAAATTACATCAGGGATGCAGTAATTATTGCGTTCATTGCCAATGAAACAATTTCCCTTGTGGAAAATGCGGGTCTTATGGGTTTACCACTCCCGGCAGTTATCACCAAGGCTATTGATATTTTACAGAAAAAGACAGAAAGTGAGGTAAAAAATGAGTAATTCAAGTTTAGTGTGTTATACAAAGTTATCACCAAACCATTCAGGAAAGCGTACACACAGTATTGACCGTATCACACCGCATTGCGTAGTCGGTCAGTTATCGTGTGAAACAATTTGTGCTTGTTTCCCGGAAGGAAGGGGGGCAAGTTGTAATTATGGTATCGGTTCAGATGGTAGAATTTCCCTTTGCGTTGATGAAGGCAACCGTTCTTGGTGTTCTTCATCCAATGCAAACGATCAGCGGGCGGTTACTATCGAATGTGCATCTGATAAAACTGAACCGTATGCAATGACGGATGCAGTATATGAATCACTGGTGAACCTTTGCACAGACATCTGCAAGCGTAACGGAAAGAAAAAACTTCTTTGGTTTGCTGATAAGGATAAAACACTTGCTTACAATCCGGCATCTGATGAAATGGTCATCACTGTTCATAGATGGTTTGCAAACAAGTCTTGTCCGGGTGATTGGTTATATAATCGTTTGGGTGATCTTGCTGCAAGAGTAACGGCAAACCTTGGTGGTAGTCAGTCATCTAACAATGATGTTTTATACCGTGTTCAGACTGGTGCATTTTCTGTTAAAGAAAACGCTGATCGTATGCTTAAAAAAGTAAAGGCAGCCGGATTTGACACATACATGATTCAGGTTGATGGAATGTATAAAATTCAGGTCGGGGCATATAGCAAGAAAGAAAATGCTGATGCAATGGCAAACAAGCTGAAAGCAGCCGGGTTTGATACTTTCATTACTACACATGGGGGTCAGGCGGTGTCAACTACTTCAACACCTACAAGGGAAGTCACCATTGGTAGTGCCGTAAGGTTAAAGAAAGGTGCAAAGACTTATTCAGGTGGTTCACTTGCATCATTCGTGTATGAAAGAAATCATCAGGTAACACAGTTAAGTGGTGACCGTGCTGTCATTTCATACAAAGGTACAGTTGTTGCAGCGGTTCACAAAGATGATCTGATTCTTGTGTAACCCGGTGTTACTAATTTGTTACTAAATAGCGGGATTTTGTGAGATTTGCGGAGATATTCAAAACTGAACTTTTCAGCAAATACGGGCAAAAAGCGGGGTGTTATATCAATGAAATTTATGATATAATACATTTTTTAAGACGGGAAATGCTTAATTTTACGGCATTTCCCGTCTTTTTTGTTTCTAATTTGTTACTGGTTCAGCGTAAAAAATATTATTTTAATAGGGCAACAGTTTCCCGTAACTGTTCAATAGTCTTGTGATTATACACCCTGTTTCCCACATCCTTTGACTTATGACCCATCAGCATATCAATACATTTTCTATTGCCTTTTGCGTTGTCAAGGTTGGTTTCAAATGTGTGCCTTGCTTCATGCGGGGTCTTGTCTGCACCTATCTTTTCCATGACTTCACCCCAACACTTATAATAATTTGCCTGACTGAACTTTTTCCCCTGATAAGTGAACAGATACTTGTTCCCTTCATCAACCAGTGCTTTCACAAATGGTTTGATGCGGTCATGTATCGGAACAATACGGCACTTTCCGGCAGCAGTCTTGATTCCACCTTCAAAGTACCAGTCCTTAATGTTTATCTGTTCAGTTTTCATTCCCAACAATTCCTGTAATCTGAACCCCGTATATATGTAGATCAGCACGGTATTGACCCAAGGGTCATCTTTTATTTTCCACAGTGCATCAACCTGTTCAGGCGTGAACGGTTCACGGGTGGTATCAGGTATTGGTGGGGCGGTGGTAATTTGTGAATACATTTTATCTATCAGGTCAATTTCAAAAGCAAAACGGTCAAGGTGACCGAACAGATTCTTGATTGACCATTGTGTTGAATACCCACACCCGCAGTTGTCAATGCAGTCTTGCATCTGATAAGATTTCAATGATCGGTACTTCACACCGTAGTATTTTGAACAGTGCTTGAACGCCGAACGCAAGGACTGCTGATTTGATTTTCCTAACTTGGGTAACTTGATTTCAGACCAACGCTGATAGAGTACAACCAAGGTGACCTTTTCCCGGTCAATATCCCAAGGGTTGTTGTTATATTCAGCCAATAGAATGTTGGCTTTTTCTTCTGATTCAGCGTAACCGATAGGGGTTTGTTTTGCGTGTCCCTGTTCGTCATATATGGTGACCTTGGCAAGCCACGGGCGTGATCGGTTACCCTTCAATTTGGTCACACATCCGTAACCGTTTGGGTTTCTTCTTCCCATGTATATCATTCCTTCCTGATTGAAATTTCAAGGAATGGATGATATAATTGGGGTTGCATAGCCTATATCATCCTATTCCTTGGTATAGAGTTATAAGAACCCTGACCGCTGCAACGGTTGGGGTTCATTTTTGTTCAGTTATAATTCAATGTGTGAAGGTGCTACAACACCTTTATTCTGTAAATCAAGAAACTTTCCATATTCCATTGCTGTTCCCCAAAAGGCAAGCATACCTTTGTCATATTCCACAACCAAGTAATACTTCTTTGCACCTTTTAATTTTGATGTGTTTTTTGCCTGACCGTGATATTTTAACATGAACTTTTCTTCTTCCATTGCTGAAAATGACTTGATTCTGTTCATTGGAAGTGTGACGGTAGTTTCAGGCTTGATTCTTCTGATCTCAAACACATCACCTTTTACTTCAATTCTGCAAGGGTAATCAGTCGCAAACCCTTCAATTCCTTCATAATGTCCTACTGGTATTCCTGATTCTTTCTTTTTTCCAAACATTTTTTACCTTCCTTTCATTCAGTAACCGTTGTAACTGTTGGTAACGGTTTAAGTATCTGTTATAAATGCAGTATTATCAATAGGGTAACTGTTAGTAACTGTTGATAATTGATTTTCTTATATTTTGGTTATGTACTAATTCTAATGTAAAAATAAAAAAGTAAAATATAGAGTATAGAAAAACAACAGTTACCCGTTACCAACAGTTACCTTTTGGAAAAGTCAACCCATATTATGCCGTTTGACTTCCTGATGATTCTTTTTTGACAGAATATTTTTCATCATCCAGTAATGTGTTAATTCGTTCAATGACTTTAATTCTGTCAACTGCATCCAGTTTAATAAATGAAGAAATCACAAATTTGGTTTCTTCATCATAAACTTGTTTTACCAGTTCAACAGATTCAGACTGTTCTTGAATATTTGAACAATCCATTAGATCACAAACTGATACACCAAGTTTTTCTGCTATGATCTTTAACTTGGATGTAGGGACATCGTTAGTCCCTTTTTCAATCTTTGAAATAGTAGACCGTGCGTTGTCCGTATTCCACCCGCAAAGGTTGGCAAGTGCTTCTTGAGAAAGTCCTTTATCGTCCCGGTATTTTTTTATGTTATTACCAAGAATTTTCAGAAAATCCTTCTTTTTATCTACCACAACTGTCACCCCCTTTCTATATGTAATTTTACTATGTTGGGGATTGAAAATCAACTTTTTTTAAGTTTTTTATAAAAAATAGTTGACATTTAATCCACAGGGGTTTATAGTATGAAATGTGGACGAACAATCCACAAGAAACAAAGAAAGTAGGAAGGACACGGGTGAAGCGATAGGGCTACACGCAAGTGACATGGTGGTCAGGCTGCCGGATAGCAGATAGAGCGTGTGAAGAATAAACATGACCCGTCAAAGTAGTTGAAGAAAACAGGAACGGTAGGGCAAGAAAGCACAGTGTACCGCACTATTTGAAGAAAGCGGACAGGCTGAACCAATCGGCACTTTACCCCTAAAACAAGAAACCGTTAAGTGGAAGAATCAACCGCACGAGATGACACAGCACTTTGTTTCACAGGTCAGGAAGTTCCCCGACTTCCTGACTACTTCAAAAAGAACTGTTGCAGCAGTTCCGGGGAAAAGAACCAAGGAATAGGATTTCAGTTCTTTCAAAAAATTGTCTATTGTATGTTGGTCAACAGGTTTTGGTGGTTTTAATGTGAAACCCCGGCGGTTTGAACAGCACCGTTCAAAAAGTTCAATGATGTGTAACAGGTTTTCAGATTTTAATGTGAAATCTGATAAAGGAAAGACACCCCTGATTGTACTAAGGTGTGCTGACAATAGACAACTTTTTGAAGGAACTGGGAAAGGATAAAGGCAATGATTGATTTCATAAAAGATGCGGATTGCACCAAGGAAACACCTGTCAAATTGGGTGTTCCTGATGCACCGATATATGGCAAGGGCATCAAATTGAAACCAAGGGTTGACGGTAGAACTGATTCAGAGCATTTCAAGAAAATCTATTTGCCGGAACTTTTACCACTTGAAGAATATGATCTGATAGTTGTTTTGATTTCCGGCGGTAAGGATTCAGTTGCTTGTTACCTAAAACTTCTTGAACTTGGTGTACCAAAAGAAAGAATAGAGTTTTGGCATCACGATATTGACGGCGGGCATCCTTCAAGGCGTATGGACTGGAAATGTACCCAAAACTATGTAAAAGCACTTGCAGATGCAGAGGGTATCAAGTTAAGGGTTTCATACAGGGTGAATGGTTTCTTTGGTGAATTGTATCGGATAGGTGCATCAGAACCCATTGAATGGATTGACCCTGATACTGGTGAAGTAAAGCAGTGCAAACTTTCAAGCAATTATCTGAAATGCAAAGAACTGAAAGAACAGGCAACAGAGGAAATGGAAGAACTTCTGAAAAAGTACGGTTATAGAATGAAGTTCCCCGCAAAAACTGGTGATCTGTCACGGCGTTGGTGTTCTGCATATCTGAAAATATGTGTTGCAGATACGGTTGTCAGTAATCTTGACCGCCTTGGTGAACTTGAAGAACTGGGTGGTAAAAGACATAAATTCCCCGCAAAAGGTGGTACACATTCAGGGCGTTGGTGTAGTGGTAACTTAAAAGCAGCGGTTCAGGACAGTGTGACAGCCAATCTTGAAGAAACCAAACGTGACAAGAAAATCTTGATTGTTTCAGGTGAACGCCGTGGTGAATCTGCCGGACGGTCAAAGTACAATGAAATGGAAATACACCGCACCAATGCAGAAGCCAAGGCACACAGAATTGTTCATCAATGGCGGTGCTGCATTGATTATTCTGAAAAGGATGTGTGGGAACTGCTGAAACGGCATCATATAAACCCACACCTATGTTACAGGATAGGTTGGAACAGATGCAGTTGTATGATGTGTATATTTTCAACACCCCGGTTATTTGCCGGAGTAAAAGAACTTTTCCCTGATGATTATGCTGCACTAAGGCATGATGAAGAAGTTCTTGGGTTCACACTGGATAACAAAAAGAATCTTGATGAATTTATCGGTGATGCACAGTCTTGCGTGTGTTGGAAGGATAAAGCAGCAATACATTCAATACTTACTGGTGAGTTCAACACAGATGACATATACACAAATGATTGGAATTATCCTGTTGGTGCATTTCATGGTGCTGACGGTGGTTCATGTTAGAAAGAAGGTGGTTATGTGAAGAAAATAGTTGCAGCATGGATTGAGCAGATTCTTGAATTTCCAACCAAACTTGAATACCTTGCGTACATAGAAAGCCTGAAAAAAGGCAAACCGCAGAAGTTCAAGGAAACATCATTTGAACAGTTGGAATCAGGGGTTGTTAGAATAACGATCAGGAAACAGTATAATAACAATGCGTTCCCTGATGATGAAAAGGAAGGTGAAAAATAAGATGATTAAAGGTAATTTATTAAGAGAAAAAATTGATGCTTGTGGTTTCAAATTGGTTTACGTTGCTAAACAGGTTGGGGTTTCTTATCAGGCGTTTTTGAAAAAACTCAACAATGAAACAGAGTTCAAAACAAGTGAGGTAATGATCTTGAAAGAACTTCTTCATTTGACAGATGATGAAGTTATGGAGATTTTTTTTACCTAAAATGTGGATTATCAATCCACAATAAAGAAAGGATAGGTGATAAATTATGAAATTCAGCGAAAAGTTGAAACAGGCTATGCAGCAGTTAGGAATCAATCAGGCACAGGTTGTTGGATTGACCGGGAAAAGTAAGGGGTCAATCAGTATGTACCTGAATGATAAGACCACACCGTCAGAACAGGTTCAAAGTGATATTGCAGTATCACTTGGACTTACCCCTGACTATTTTGAACAGGAAGAAACCCCGGTGACCTTCAAACCTTCCAAGTGTGAAGATGGCATCCCAACCTTGACAGTACATGAAGTTGCTAAGTTAATGCACAAGCACACCAACACAATAGCACTTGGGTTACAACAGGGCGTTTTCCCTTGGGGGTATGCGATTCATACCAGTGAACACCGTTGGTCATATTTCATCAATGCAAAGCGTTTTGCAGAAATTGAAGGGGTGATCTAATGCCAAAGATTGAATATAAAAGCATTAAGTTTCAGCAGAAAAGCCTTGAACTGATACGCCTTGTGAATCAGGTGGTTGAAGAATATCAGGCACAGGGATATGAACTGACACTTAGACAGGCATATTATCAGTTGGTTGCCCGTGGGTACATTCCCAACAATGAACGCAGTTATAAGAACATTGGAAATCTTATCAATGACGGCAGACTTGCCGGGTTGATTGACTGGTACAGTATCACAGACAGAACCCGCAACCTTAGAAGCAATAGTCACTGGGACAATCCGGCTGATGTGATCGCATCTGCAAGATACAGTTATCTGCTGAACAAGTGGGACGGTCAACCGAACTACGTTGAAGTGTGGGTTGAAAAGGATGCCTTAGTTGATATTGTGGGACAGGCTTGCAGACCACTTGACACACCATATTTTTCATGTAGGGGTTACACTTCACAGTCAGAAATGTGGTCAGCAGCACAGCGCTTCATTAGTCAAGATTACCGTGATAACCGGGTGATTATTCACTTAGGTGACCATGACCCAAGCGGTATTGATATGACAAGGGATATTCAGGAACGCTTGCAGATGTTTGGTGCTGATGTGTATGTGAAGCGTGTAGCACTGACCATGAATCAGATTGGTACATATAACCCACCACCCAATCCGGCAAAGATCACTGACAGTAGAGCATCAAAGTATATTGATGAATACGGCAACGAATCTTGGGAACTGGATGCACTTGAACCACAGGTCATCACTGATCTGATAACCAATGAGGTCACAGCACTAAGAAATGATGAAATTTACCGTTCAGTATGTGATTCAGAAGAACGTGGAAAAGATGAACTTAAAATGATAGAACGCAACTATGACAAGGCTGTTGCATTTTTAGAAAGTGAGGAATAGGAAAATGGAAAATAACAATACCGTTCAGAATGTGGTGCATGGGTTCAAAGTGTTCAGACCTGATTGGACTTGTTCACCTAATGGCAACACTAAACAGTACACTTGCCCCGGAAAATTTGAGGAAGAAGGGGAACTTGATGTTTGCGGTCACGGTATGCACTTCTGTCAGACTGCTGCCGACTGCTTCAATTATTACAGTTTCAACAGTGAAAACAAGGTTGCAGAAGTCATTGCCTATGGTGAGGTAAGAACAGACGGTGACAAGTCATGTACTGACAAATTGGAGATCGTGCGTGAAATCCCGTGGGATGAAGTGTTGCGAATCGTCAATATTGGAAAGAATTGCACGGGTCGCTGCAACACCGGGGACTGCAACACCGGGAACAGGAACACCGGGGACTGGAACACCGGGGACTGCAACACCGGGAACAGGAACACCGGGGACTGGAACACCGGGAACAGGAACACCGGGGACTGGAACAAATCTTCTTTCAATACTGGTTGTTTTAATACAGAAGAACAGAAGATCATGCTGTTCAATAAACCGTCAGATATGACATATCGTGAATGGATAGATTCAGATGCAAGATATTTACTGAATCAGATACCAAAGGATGTTGTTGAATGGGTATATGAAGAAGATATGACTGATGAAGAAAAGGCAGCACATCCAACCTATGAAACAACAGGCGGTTATCTCAAAGTGCTTGATGAATCTGAATGTGGTCAGTTGTGGTGGGGCAGCCTGTCAGACCGTAGAAAGGAAATCATCAAGGCAATACCAAACTTTGATGCTGAAATATTCTTCCAGTGTACGGGTGTCAGGGTAGATGAATGATCTGCACTTTATGCCCCATCAGGAAGATGCACTGAACAGAACTGAACAGTTTAACCGTTGTGCTTATTATCTTGATATGGGACTGGGTAAGACCTTTGTGGGTGCTGAAAAAATGTATTTGCTGAACAATGCGGTGAATGTGGTCATCTGTCAGAAATCCAAGATAGATGACTGGATTCAGCACTTCAAAGAATATTACCCAAGTGACCGTGTGATGAACCTGACCAAGAAAAGTGAAGCAATCAATTTCAGGACACTTGTTGATACCAAAGAATTATACAACAAGGATGTTCAGATTATAGGCGTTATCAACTATGAAACTGCTTTCCGGCGGGATTGGTTGTTGAAACTCAAAGGGTTCACACTGATGCTTGATGAAAGTTCACTGATAACCAATGAAACAGCACAACGGTCAAAGTTCATTCTGAAAATGCAGCCGGAAAGCGTGATTTTATTATCAGGAACACCAACGGCCGGAAAGTATGAAAGGTTGTGGTCACAGGTTCAGTTGCTTGGGTGGAACATTACAAAAAAGGCATTTTGGTCATCATACGTTCAGACCGAATGGGTTGAAAACGGTGACGGGTACAAGAATGAAGTGATAACTGGGTACAAACACACAAAACACCTGAAAAAGAAACTTGCAGATCACGGCTGCATCTTTATGAAAACCGCTGATGTGATTGAACTGCCGGAACAGACTGAACAGAAGATATTCTTTAAGGTAACACAGGCATACAAGTATTTTATCAAAAACAGTTACATCATGCTTGATACCCTGAATATGTGCAAGTTCAAAGATGATTCAGATTATTACGGCACGGATGTGACACCACGGGTTGAACTGGTTGGTGATAACAGCCTGACCAAGATGCTATATGCACGGCAGTTGTGCGGGCAGTGGCACAAGGAAAAACTGGAAGGTTTGCGGGACTTGGTTGAATCAACAGAAGATAGGCTGATTATATTCTACAACTTTACCGCAGAACTTGAAGCAATGCAGAAAAAACTTGCTGATCTAAACAGACCATATTCAGTTGTGAATGGGTCAAAGAAGGACTTGACTGCATACGATCAGGCAGATGATTCAATCACATTCATACAGTATCAAGCCGGGGCAATGGGTGGTAATTATCAGAAAGCAAACAAGATTATTTATTTCACCTTGCCACTTGGCAAAGGGTCATGTGATATGTGGGAACAGTCAAAAAAGCGTATTCACCGCATAGGACAATCCAAACCGTGCTTTTACTATTACTTACTGGTGAAGGGTACGGTTGAAGAAAAGAACCTTGCAGCATTGAAGGAAGGAAAGGAACTGACAGATGAATTATTCAAAAATACTTAACTGGATATTTGGAATCATGGCATTTATCGGTGTATTCCTGATAATTGGTGCAGTCGGTGCATCTGACTATGCGGTTGAAATGGGAATATATGAACCACTTACCGCACACCTGAAAGAATATATCATTGGTGCGATTCTGATGATTCCCGGAATCATTTATTTGAAAATCACGGAAAGGGGTGATGAAACATGAACTATTCAAAGAACCTTAGAAAGTCCGCAATGGCAAAGCGGGTCTTGATCTTGCTTGGTGTTGCCTTTAGCGTTGGGTTAGCAGTTGGCGGTGCATCAGTATATGCCCTGAAAACTCATATAACCGCCAAGGATAAAGAGAAATCAATAGAACGCACACTTGAACGGGATAACACAAAAACCCTTGTATATGGGGCGTATGATGACAGAACATTCACACAGGAAATTTCCCTTGACTGGGGTGCGGGTGACTTAGATTTCACACCGCTTGACTGCAAGATGCCGGAAGAACAACAGGAATTTACATATTACCTTTGTACCGGGTACAACATTGATTTTACCCTTGTCATGGCACTGATTCAGAATGAAAGCAGTTTTGACCCGGCGGTCATCAGCAAAACCAATGATTACGGTTATATGCAGATCAATCAGATCAATCATCAGTGGTTGACAGATACCCTTGGTGTTACGGATTTTACAGACCCGTATCAGAACATCAGGGCGGGCGTGTTCGTACTTAGAAAACTGTTTGAACGGTATCAAGATACCAATATGGTCTTGATGGCGTACAACATGGGTGAAGATGGTGCTGCCCGGTTGTGGGAAAAGGGCATCTATTCAACAGATTATACAGAAAAAATACTGAACTATCAGACACAGTTCAATGAACAGTTGGGCGGTGAGTAAATGGCAGCAGAAAAGAATTTTGAAAACAAAGTCAAGAAGTTCCTGAAGGACAAGGGTGCTTGGGTGCTGAAATACTGGGGTGGTGCAGCTTATACAAAAAGCGGTATTCCTGACCTGTTGGTATGTTTCAACGGTTGGTTTTTAGGAATCGAACTGAAAGCACCAAACGGCAGACCGTCAGACTTGCAGTTATACAACCTTAGAGAAATTGAAAAGGCGGGCGGTATAGGCATCCTGTTATATCCAAAGGACTATGAACAGTTCAAGCAATTTATTGAACACATTGAACTGGGTGAATTACCAGTCAACTTATACGGTGTTTATCCATTCCTGACAGAATGGAATCAACATAAAAATAATTAAAGGAGTGAAAGAGCATGGCAGCAAAAAAGAAAGCAGATGCAGCGGTTGAGAATACCGCAGAAGTAACACAGGAAACCGTTCAGGAAGAAATTGAACAGGTAGCAGCAGACAACGCAAAGGAACTTGACAATAAGAAGTATGTGGTTGACCACTTACTTTCAACCAAGCGTGAGGGAATGGAAGATCTGATTGCCTACATGGAAGAAATCGGATTCTTTGAAGCACCTTGCAGTGGTGGAAATCACCTTGCTTGTCAGTTTGGTCTTGTTCATCACAGCAGAAATGTAATGATGGCAGCAGAAAACATTGGTTATGCACTTCTTGGCAAGGTCAAGTATGCAGAAATCCGTGATTCAGTCATCATTGCAGCAGCGTTACATGATCTTGGCAAGTGTGGTGATTATGGCAAGCAGATGTATGTGCCTAACATTTTGAAGTCAGGCAAGGCATCAGAAGCCAAGCCGTTCAAGCGTAACCCGGCACTTCTTCCACTTGACCATGCAACCCGCAGTATCAAGTTAGCAACCCTTTTCATTGACCTGACGGAAGATGAAGAATTTGCGATCAGATACCATGATGGTCTGTATGAATCAGCAAACTATGCAGTGAAGGGAAATGAAACCCCGCTATATTTGATTCTGCACTATGCTGATTTATGGTCAAGCAGAGTAACAGAAGGTAGCACAGATGAAGGGAGTGAAGAATAATGGCAGAGTATAAATATGATAATCCACAGTTGACTGAATCATTTAAGAACCACATGAATGAAGTATACGGTGCATCAGCATTTCAATACCCAAGATATGATTTACCTATGTTTGGGTTAGGTATACCAACGCCAAACACTCATAAGTCGGTTAGATCACATTGTGGTAATCGCTATAAAAAGAATGAATCTTTAGAACCTGATCGTATCTTAAAATCTAAAAATGCAACAGTTGTATTTTGGAAAGATGGAACGAAAACAGTTGTTAAGTGTGCGAAAAATGAAGAACCTAATGAGTACAACGCTTTCACCGCTGCACTTGCAATTAAATTATTTGGAACTAACAGCCGTGTGAAAAAGATCATCAAGAATAAAACAGTTATTCAGGAGAAGAAAGGACAGGTGAAATAATATGGCACAGATGCTTTTGATTATGGGTGAATCAGGTACAGGAAAAAGTACCAGTATGAGAAATTGCAATCCGGCAACAACTGCCGTTGTGAACCCGGTTGGTAAGCCGTTACCGTTTAAGGGTAAGTTCACAATGCTGAACAGTGAGGTTGAATCCCGCAAAATCTGCAAGTTTATGAAGGAACAGGCAGCAGCCGGGAAGAAGTTACTGGTGGTTGATGACTTCCAGTATATTCTTTCTGTTCCATACATGAATCGTATTAAGGAAAACGGTTGGGACAAATGGAATGACTTTGGTGCGAACTACTTTGAAATCATTGAGGTGTGCAAGGAACTTCCTGATGATGTGGTAGTTGCTTATATGACCCACACAGAAACCCTTGAAAATGGTGTAACCACTATTAAGCTGATCGGAAAGTTACTTCGTGAGAAGATCACCATTGAAGGACTTTTCACCATTGTACTTAGAACAGGCGTGAATGAAGGGAAATATTACTTTTATACACAGAACAGTGGCAAGGACACCGTGAAGTCACCTATGGGAATGTTCCCGGCATACGCCATTGACAATGATCTGAATTATGTAGCCGATAAAATCCGCAACTTCTATGAAGTCGGTGAGTATAAGACAGATGCAGAAATGGGTCAGGCTGATGCACAGGCTGCATCCGATCTTGAAAAGCCGGATGCAAACGGCAGACGGGCAAGGGGTGGAAAAAAGACCGCTGCCACAGCAACACCGCCTACCACAACAGAAGATGCAACACCAAAGACAGGCAGAACCGCCCGCAAGACACATGATGAAGTGGTAGCTGAAAATAATCAGAAAATGGCTGATTATATGGCAGAGCGTGACAAGGCTGTTGATGCTGTTGCAAATGGGCGTGAAGAAATCCCGTTTGAAGAAGCGTGTGCAGCAGCGGATTCTGTACCGCAGCCGGAACTTGAAACACCGCCAAGAAGAACCCGCAAGGAAAGAAAGTCTGCTGAACAGTCTGAACCTGTTCAGGACGGTACAACAAACACTGATTCTGAATCTGTCACACTGGATGCAGACACATACTTCTATGTTCCGGCTGATGATAACTATGTGATGAAGCACAAGGGTGACACGGTTGACCTGATTGTTGACGGTGTTGAGGTTATGAAGGTCATCAGCAAGGAAGAATTTGGTGAAGGTGTGAAGCGTTTAGCACAGGCAGACAACCCTAAGCCGGAAAACCCTATTGACGGGGCAATGAACCCGCCGGAGAAGGGCAGACGCACAAGAAGAAGTGCAGCACAGGCACAGCCTGATAATGCAGATACAACAGCGGATGAAACCCCGGCAGTAGATGAACAGCCGACTGGCAGAACCCGCAGAGTAAGAAAAACACGCTAAGAAAGTGAGGTAAAAGAACATGAACAATCCTTTTGGTTTACCTGATGAACTGTTTGGTGCAATCCTTGCATCAGCAATCACGGAAGGAATGAACACGGCAAACAACCGTTCAATGAAGAACCCGCACCCGGTAGCACCTAAACAGGATGTACCGCCGGAAGATGGTGCAACTGCTGCAAAGAAAATCTATGATTCCTATGTAAAAGCCGGGTTCAATGAGGTTCAGGCGTTTGAGTTGTTAAAGTTAGTATTAAGCAAATAAAGAAAGGTTAAAAGGTGAAAAATTATGGCTATTGATTTCAGTGCATTTGATGAAAAGGTTGATTTACAGGAATTACAGAATGAGGTGCAGAACGCACCTGATAATGATTTTGCTGATGTGCCGGATGGTACATATATCATTGGTATTGAGAAGATGGAAATTAAGTTGACCAAGGCACAGGATAAGTTGATGTTTGCAGTTCAGGCAAAGATCAAGGAAGGTGAACAGGCAAACCGCATGATCTTCTTCAACCGTGTTATTTCCGGCAACAGTTCCGCAAAGTGGACGGACGGACAGGCAATCAAGTCTGTATGCACTTGGGTGAACAAGCTGATTGCAGAAGATGACACACCTGTTGAATTTGTGAACTATGCAGATTTTGCAGATCAGATTCTTGATGTATTCCAGTCCATTCAGGGTGCGATTGAAGTTGAGGTTGATTACAAGGCAGATGCTTTCAACCCTATCACAATCAAGGAAGTTTTTGACTGCTAAAAAATTTTACTTGCGTGTGGATTGATAATCCACAATAATGTTATCAGGCGGTGGCGGGGTCGCACCTTCCACCGCTATTTTCAGAAAGGGTGAATGTAGTGATTTTTTATGACTTTGAGGTTTTCAAGGAAGATTGGCTTGCCGTTTTCATTGATGTGACCAAGAAAAAAGAATATGTGATAATCAATAACCCTGATGAATTAAAAGCCTTATATGAAGCGAATAGCAAGGATATATGGGTAGGTTATAACAACCGCCACTATGACCAGTACATATTTAAGGGGATTCTGTTGGGAATGAACCCAAAAAGAATCAATGACTGGATAATTGTTGAAAAAAGGGAAGGGTGGCAATTTTCATCAGCGTTCAACAAAGTTCCAATGATTAACTATGATGTTATGCCGAACCCCCCGGTTGGTTTGAAAACACTGGAAGGTTTTCTTGGCAGCAATATCAAGGAAACGGATGTTGATTTTAGAATAAACAGGAAATTGACCAAGGAAGAAATTGAAATGACGGTTTTCTACTGTCGGCATGATGTGGAAGAAACCATCAAAGTATTCCTTGAAAAAATAGATGAATTTAATGCAATGCACGGTATCATTCAGGCTTTCCCGGACATTGTAAACCTGTCTGATATAGGGGACAGTGAAGCAAGAATCACCGCAAAGGTGCTTGGGTGTTCACGCAGATCATTTGAAGATGAATTTGATTTTTACTTCTTGCCGTGCTTGCAACTGAAAAAATACAAATATGTTCAGGATTGGTTTGAACAGAAAAGACAGGAAGCCTTGTCAATGGACTTGGCACACATGGATAAATACTCAAAACGTACATGGTATAAGGAACAGGGTCTTGAAACAGTGGTTGCGGGTATTCCTCATTCATTCGGTTTTGGCGGTGTTCACGGGGCAACAGCCACACCAATTCACAAGACCGGGCAACTACTGCACGTTGATGTAAACAATTACTATCCGTCAATGCTGATTGCTTGGGGACTGGTTACAAGGGCAGCAACTAATGACAATTACCCGTTAGTGTATAACACACGAAAAGCCATGAAGGAAAAACAGATTGCTGCAAAAAACGCCGGAAATAAGAAAGAGGTCAAACGGTGGAAGAAAGCACAGTTGCCATATAAGAAGATGCTGAACGCCTTGTCAGGTGCAATGAAGGATGAAACCAATGCAGCGTATGACCCAAGAAACAATAACTGTATGTGCATCAACGGTCAGTTGATGTTGCTTGACCTGATTGAACACCTTGAAGTTGTACCGGGATTTGAACTGATTCAGTCCAACACGGACGGTCTTATTATTTGGATTCCTGACACAGATGAAGCCTTTGAAATGGTTGATGATATTTGTTGGGAGTGGGAACAGCGTTGTTCAACAGATCAGTGTTCAATTCTTCTTGAACTGGATAACATCAGTGAAATCTATCAGAAGGATGTGAACAATTACCTTTGGGTTGGTATTGACGGCGGTGTTGAAAGAATCGGTGCTTATGTGAAGGAACTTTCAGCGGTTGACAATGATCTGCCAATACTGAATAAAGCACTGGTTGACTACATGGTCAAGAAAACCCCGGTTGAACAGACCATCAATCAGTGTGATGACCTGATTATGTTTCAGAAGATCGTCAAGTTATCAGACAAGTATGATTGGGTGGAACATGAGCATTGCACCCCGCTTGTCAGTCATATAGGCAAAAGAACAATCAAGACGGTGTATGAATACCCTGATAAGGACAAATACACATATAAGTCATACAGGGTGTTTGCATCTAACGATCAGAAGGACGGCAGATTGCTGAAACGTAAACAGGTGAAAACCAAGGGTGAAAAATTCGGTAATACACCTGACCACTGTTTCATTTTCAATGATTCAGTTGTTGGGGTAAAAACACCGCCTGAACTTGATAGGCAGTGGTACATAGATTTAGCAAAGAAACGCTTGAAACAATTTGGTGTTGTAGCGTAACACCGGGAAGGAAGGTTTTTCATGGATTTAGAAATCAGATATGAAAATGGTTCAATGACTGTTCATCTTGAAGAATTTTTGAATATCCGCAGCATTGCCAAGGTCAGGAAACTGCTGAAAGTTATCAGAAGCAGTTTCACACCTGAATGTGAACAGCAGATGAAAGAATTTATTCAGGAACAGACTGAACAGTTTGAACAAGTTCAGAAGGAACACAGTATTTACATTGAAGGGTACACGCAAAAGGTCAAGTATGCAGAACAGCAGATCAGGCAGACAAAGCACCGTATTTCACAGATTCAGACGGGTGTTAAAAACTCGCAGCTTCTCCGGGATTCACACAGGAAGAACACAAAAGTTTGGAAGGATCGCAATGCTGATGTAAAAAAGTACAGGGAACGCTTAAAAGAACCAAGGACAACTTTGAAGGAACAGAATGAAGAACTTAGGAACTTGAAAACACGGTTATGGAAAAGGCAAAAGGCTTTTGACTGCAATGTCAGAAACAAGGAATTTTATAAAAAAGTGATGCAAGAAATCACTTAAAGGATGGTGATAAAAAATGCCACTATACAAAGGTTATGTTGAAACCAAAGGCAAGGCAAGTATTGAAAAATTGAAAAACAGAACCACATGGAAAACCTATGATGAAGTGAAGAACCTGAACGGGTTCGGCGGGGTTTTGGCTGATGACACTATCCTTATCGACATTGATGATTCTGACCAATCTGAAATTCTGATGAACATTGTGGAAGAACTGCAACTTGACTGTAAAGTCCTTTGTACCAGTAGGGGAAAACATTTTCTTTTCAAGAATCATACCATTGCAAGGAACAGGACACACGTTCAGTTGGCGGTTGGTCTTACTGCTGATATAAAAGTCGGCAGTAAGTTATCCTATGAGGTTATCAAGATTGACGGTGAAGAAAGATTTTGTGAATGGGACATTGAAGAAGGTGGAAAGTATCAGGAAGTTCCCAAGTGGTTGTTCCCGGTCAAGGCAACCGCAGACTTTGTTGATATGGATGCCGGGGACGGAAGGAATCAGGCACTTTTCAATTACATCCTGACCCTTACTGCAAATGATTTCACTGTTGAAGAAACCCGTGAGTGCATCCGCATCCTGAATAAGTTTGTTCTGAAACAACCGCTGTCAGATGATGAACTGGAAGTGATCTTGCGTGATGATGCTTTTCAGAAACCTGTTTTTTTCCTTGGCAGCACATTCCTGTTTGACAAGTTTGCAGTATTTATGAAGAACACGGCACACGTTATCAAAATCAACGGGCAGTTGCACATATACAAAGACGGTGTGTATTCCAATGGGTACAAGGAAATTGAATCAAACATGATTCAGCACATTCCCAACCTGAAAAAGATGCAACGCCGGGAAGTCCTTGATTACATGGAACTGATTGTTGATGAAAAGGAACAGTCAGATGCAAATTTGATTGCTTTCAACAATGGTGTATATGACCTTGTGACCGGGGAACTGAAACCATTCAGCACTGACATTGTTATTACCAATAAGATTCCTTGGGACTACAAGCCGGATGCTTATTCTGAACTGGCAGACAGTACACTGAACAAGTTAGCGTGTGGTGATGCAGCGATCAGGGCATTGTTGGAAGAATGTATTGGTTACTGCTTTTACAGAAGAAATGAGTTAGGCAAGGCGTTCATCCTGACAGGTGACAAGTCCAACGGTAAAAGTACATTTTTGGATTGTGTCAAAGCAATCCTTGGTGATCGGAACATTTCAGCACTTGACCTGAAAGAACTGGGGGACAGGTTCAATACTTCAATGATGTTCGGTAAACTGGCAAACATTGGTGATGATATTGGTGATGATTTCCTTCAAGGTTCACAGGTCAGTGTGTTCAAAAAAATAGTAACAGGTAACCGCATCAAGGCAGAGCGTAAAGGACAAGACCCGTTTGAGTTCAACCCGTTCATCAAACTGTTATTCAGTGCCAATGATATTCCCCGCATGAAGGACAAGACCGGGGCGGTACTTAGGCGTTTGGTTATTATTCCATTCAATGCCACGTTCAGCAAGGATGCACCTGATTATGACCCATTCATCAAATACAAACTGATTCAGCAAGAAAGCGTTGAATATTTCATTAGGCTTGGTGTGGAAGGTCTGAAAAGAATCATCATCAATGACGGATTCACCAAGTCAGACAAGGTTCAGAACCAGTTGACAGAGTATGAGGAAGAAAACAACCCTATCCTTGCATTTATCAATGACACCGGGGTTGACATGATAGAAAATGAACCAACCGCTGATGTGTATAAACGGTATCAGGTTTTTTGTGCAGACAATGCAATGCAGCCAATGTCAAACATTGTATTCAGTAAGCAGATCAATAAAAGGCTTGGGTTTAGAGTAATTCAGAAAAAAGTGAACAATAAAAATTGTAAGATATTTGTTTCATAGTAGAAAGGACGGTGATTGAAATGAATGAAGTTTTGTTCAGCAGCAATACAGATGACTGGGCTACACCGCAGGACTTATTTGATGCACTGGATGCAGAATTTCATTTCACATTAGACCCGTGTTCAAGTGAACAGAATCATAAGTGTGACAGGTATTTCACTAAAGAAGATAACGGGTTATTGCATGATTGGGGGGGGGAATCTGTCTTTTGCAACCCGCCCTATGGTAAAGAAATGTATAAATGGGTTGAAAAATGCTATTTTGAGGGACGGAAAGAACATACAACTGTTGTTCTGTTGATTCCGGCAAGAACAGACACCAAGTATTTTCACGATTTTATTATACACAGGACAGAAATTCGATTCATAAAAGGTCGGTTGAAATTTGGGAACAGTAAAAATGCAGCACCTTTTCCTTCAATGTTGGTGATATTCAGGGGTGCAAAAGTTTGATAAGAAAGGAAGGTATCAATTAGTGAAAGGTGGAAGAAATCAGGAAGGATATGCAGACCCAACGGCAACTATTGCCGTTGGTAGAGTAGCAAAGGAAGAACGTGAACAGGTTGAATGTGAAGCAGCAGACAAACGTGCCTATGATCTGATTAAGGTTTTGAAGTACATCATCAAAGGTGCGGGGTTTGAACTGACTGAACGTGTTCAGGTAAAAGATACCAAGACAGGAAGGGTTTACAGATGATTGAAAAAATAAAGAAATTCATCAGAATAATCACAATACTGCTGATGACTGCCCTTGTCATATTTCTAATATACACAGTATTCAAGTATGAATGGAAAAACATACTTTGTGTTGTAAGTGTCATTACGGTGTTTCTTATTATCTGTTGGGCGTTTGATTGGTGAAAGGGGTGAAGTCAAATGTATGATGAACAGGAAGATGCTGCACAGTTAGAATGGTGTCGGCAGTGGTCAGAAGAACATAAAAAGAAAATGACCCGGAA